GGCCTCGGAGATCCAGGCGATCCGCGACTTCGGCTCGGAGACCGCGGTCCAGCAGGTGCAGGCCGAGGTCGCGCGCAAGCTCGGCCGGCTCAGGAACGACGCCGAGGCCACCTTCGAGTTCCACCTCTTCAACGGCATCCAGGGCGTGGTGAAGGACCCCAAGGACGGCGCGACCGTCATCGACTACCACGCGGAGTTCGGCATCACGCCCGCGGCGGAGGTCGACTTCGATCTCGACAACACGAGCCCCGCCTCGGGTGCGCTGCGCAAGCGCTGCCAGGCCTTGATCGAGAGCGTCGAGGACAGCCTCGGGGGGCTGGCCGCCGGTCAGGTGCAGCTGCGCGCCGAATGCGGCTCGGCCTTCTTCGCCGATCTCGTGGCCCACAAGGAGGTTCGCGAGACCTACCTCAACACCGCCGCGGCGGCCGATCTGCGCGGGCGCGTGGGCGAGGAGGTCAGCTTCGGCGGCATCACCTTCCGCCGCTACCGGGGTGGCCTCGGCTTCGGCGTGCCCACCGACAAGGCCTATTTCTACCCCGAAGGCGTCGAGGGGCTGTTCGAAATCTACTATGCCCCCGCCGACACATTCGAGACGGTCAACACCGTCGGCCTGCCGCTTTACGCGCGCATGATCCCCGACCGCGACCGCGACGAATGGGTGCGGCTCGAGATCGAGAGCAACCCGCTGCCGATCTGCACGCGGCCCCAAGTTCTGCGCAGCGCACGGCGGACCTGATGACCGCCTTCGCCGCCGCCCTCGACGCGCTCTTCGCTGACGACAACATCGCCCGCGACGCCGTCTACACTCCCGAGGGAGGCGCTCCCGTCCTCGTCCGGGCGGTGACCCGCCGCTCGGACGAGACCACGGGCTTCGGCGATGCGCGCATCTGGTCGGAGACCACCCGGCTGGACCTTCGCGTGGCTGAAGTGGCGCAGCCCCGCCCCGGCGACCGCATCGAGATCGACGGCGAGGCTTTCCTCATCCAGGGCGAGCCCGTCCGCGACCGCGAGCGGCTGGTCTGGACCGTGGATCTGCGTCCGGCCTGACCGTCATGAAGCTGAAGCTCGATGTCACGCCGGACCTCGCCGCGCTCATGGCGGCGGAGATCAAGGCCGGCGAGCGTGCGGTGACAACGGCCATGCGCGAGGCTGGTGGGCAACTCAAGGCCGACTGGCGCCGCCAGATCACCGGCGCGGGGCTGGGCCAGCGGCTCGCCCGGAGCATCCGCGCGGAGACATGGCCCAAGGGCACCACCAGTATCGGCGCGGCGGCGCTGGTCTGGTCGAAGGCCCCCGCCATCGTCGGCGCGCACGATACCGGCCCGCTGATCCGCTCGAAGACCGGCTTCTGGCTCGCGATCCCGACGCCCGCCGCCGGACGGGGCCTGCGCGGCGGCAGGATCACTCCCGGCGAATGGGAGCGCCGCCGCGGCCTGCGCCTGCGGTTCGTCTATCGCCGCCGCGGCCCGAGCCTGCTTGTCGCCGACCGTGCCCGGATCAACAAACGCGGCCAGGCGGTGGCGTCCCGCGCGAAGACCGGCCGCAACCAGGTCACCGCGCCGATCTTCCTGCTGGTCCCGCAGGTCAAGCTGCCGAAGCGGCTCGATCTGGACCGGGATGCCGAGCGGGCGCACGATCGCGTGCCGGGGCTGATCGTCGCGAACTGGGTGGATGAGAGGCTGTTATGGCTTCTGTGCGGGACAAAGCCGCCGACGAGCCAATGTCGGCTTTCGCAGCGGATATGAGGGTTATGTTGCTTGCGGACGCCTCACCCTGATGAATAACCTGGGTCAATGGGTTGGACCGGGAGGCGTTCTCATGGGTGAGTTGAAAGTAAGATTTCTGCCGAAAGGTGGCTTTGAAAAGAATGGAGCGTTCATCGAATACGATGGCGATGAGCCAAGCGGGGATGAAAAAGAATACCAGCGGCAAGGATATCTGACGCTCGATATCGCATGCACAGATTTCAAGATCGGCACCAGAATCGGCATCACCTGCGAGTTTGAAGATGTCGAAGAACGTGTGTTCAGGCGCTCCATCAGCGCGACCGGGACGATCCAGCCTGCCCGATGGGGGAGGTACTCGCTCTCTTTTCTTGGAGAGGAAAAGTCGACCCATCAGATCGCGGTCAGCATCCATGAGAACAATGTGGGCGAGGCGGCAACGCTGGCGGGCATCAATATGGAAGGAGACCTCGACCTTGAAGGCCACCACTACTTTTTCCTCGAAGTGCAGGTTCACCGTGAACGGTTCGCTGCACTCCTGAAGGAGCTTTCGGCCCCCGGAGCAGTGCTTCACATATCGGCTCGCTCAGACCGATTTCGCGGCTTCTATGCAGAATGGTCTCCCTCGATCAGTGAAGGTCGTGTGATCAAGTTTCTTGACAACAAGCGGGACGTCGAAAACGTAGACGACATACCAGAGGACTTCTGGCGGACCTCTGAATTCCAACGTGAGCTTCTGTCCGACCCAGACAGTCCCCCTGTTACGATCAGCGTAGGGCGTCCACTGCATCCCCTCCAATCAGCTCCTACCCACGTCGAAGATGACGAAGAGGATGATTGGGACATGGATGAAGATACACCGCCGAGTGCGCCGCCGGTTCCTGCCCCGCCTCCCGACCCCGTCCCTGCGCTCGAAAAGCTGACCAAGCGCGTGCAGCGAGGGGCTTTTTGGATTGGTCTATGGCTGGCGTTGATCAGCCTTGTGTTGCTCTTGAGTGCGTGACGTCTATTTCGGTAAGAATTTTCTCTCTAAGGCGTCTCAATCGAGTTGGCACACCAGTTGTAGCGCGCGCAAACGGTCGATTTTGAGACAGCCGAGTCTTCAACAAGATAGGCACCTACCTGAAGGCACTCGCCGCTAGATTGGGCTCGTTGCGGACGTTCGCCGCACTCGATCCGTATGACGGCCATGGGCTCCAAGCGGACCTTCTCTGCACCCGCAACATGGCAAAAACTAATGCCCACCCCCCGCGAAACCATCCTCGCCGCGCTGCACGCGCGGCTTTTAGCGCTTCCCGCCGCAGCCCTGCGCGGCGAGGTGCTGCCCGAGCGCGTGCCGGCGGAGGGACTGCTGATCCTGCGCGACGGCGAGCCGGGGGAGCCGGAGGTGACGCTGTCGCCGCTGACCTACCACTACCAGCAGCGCGCGGAGATCGAGGCGGTCGTGCAGGGCACCGAGCGTGATGCCGCCTTCGATGCGCTCACCGCCAGCCTCGGCGCGGCGCTCGCCGCCGACCGCACGCTGGGCGGGCTCTGCGACTGGGTCGAGGCGGAAGCGCCGCGGCCTGTCGATCTGCCCGTAGAGGGCGCGGCGAGCCTGAAGGCGGCCACCATCGCGGTGGTGCTGCACTACACGACGGACGACCCGCTGAGCTGAGCGCGGCGCAGAAGACCTCCGACACCCGACCAACGACCCACCGGCCTGCGGACCCGCTCCGCCGCCCGTTCCTTTTTGCGACAGGAGACCATCATGGCACGATCCATTGGGGCGCGGGCGCGGCTGGCGCTCGGCTTCGAGACCACCTATGGCACGCCGCCGGCGAGCGGTTTCGTCCGCGTGCCGTTCGCGCCGGGGCTGACCGTCGCCGCCGAACAGCCGCTGCTCGACTCCGAGCTGCTGGGCTACGGCCGCGATCCGCTGGCCCCGGTCAAGGACGCGATCACCGCCGACGGCGACGTGGTGGTCCCGATCGACGCGGAGGCCTGGGGCCATTGGCTGAAGGCGGCCTTCGGGGCGCCCACGACCAGCGGCACCGGGCCCTGGACCCACGAGTTCCAGTCGGGCGCCTGGGACCTGCCGAGCTTCGCGCTGGAAAAGGGCCTGCCGGAGGTGCCGCATTACGCGATGTATCCCGGCTGCCGGGTCAACCAGCTGCAATGGTCGATGGAGCGCTCGGGCCTCGTGACCGCGACCGTCGGCGTGATCGCGCAGGGCGAGGACAAGAGTGCCACCAGCCAGGCCGGCACGCTGACCGAGCCCGCGCTCAAGCGCTTCGGCAGCTTCAACGGGAGCGTCCAGCGCAACGGCGCCGCGCTCGGCAACCTGGTCTCGGCCGAGATCACCTATGCCAACAATCTCGACCGGGTGGAGACGATCCGCGCCGACGGCAAGATCGCCGGCGTGGAGCCCGGCATCGCCGCGCTGACCGGCAACGTGGTGGTCCGCTTCGCCGACGAGACGCTGCTGCAACAGGCCATCGACGGCGATCCGTGCGAGCTGGTGTTCGGCTACGCGCTGCCCTCGGGCGAGAGCTTCACGCTGACCGCGCATGCCGTCTACCTGCCGCGCCCGCGGATCGGGATCGACGGGCCACAGGGCATCCAGGCGACCTTCGACTGGCAGGCGGCGCGCGACCCCGGCACCGGCC